AACATACTTGTCTTTCACAAACAAGTCGTTGGGACTGACCTTGGCACTAACTGGCATCACCAAGTCAAGATAATCCACCATCACAAAGTCCACTCGAATGCCGGTTTGAATCTGTACTTCTTTCAAGTAAGCACGGATATCATTCACATTGCTCTGTGCTGGTAAACCTTTCACACGATACTGTCCAGATTTCTTTGCCACCATCTTGACCTTGAGTTCTGTTGAATCAATGTCACGGCGTATTTCTTTGGTGCTCATGTTTGTGAGCATGGCATCTGTTCTCAAACTTGTAAGTTCCTCTGATAGTTCCAGTGTGATATACACACCACTCATGCCCTGCTGCAACCAGTTCAATGCAATGTTCATCATCACAAGACTTTTGCCCGAGCCCGAACCACCTGCAAAGATGTTGAGTTCTCCGCGACTGAATCCACCATACAACAATCGATCCATCTGTGGCCAGCCTGTTGACACTTGTCCGCCCGAGTTGAAATACTTGTTGATACGTGCTGCTGGATCTGCAAAGTAATCTGTGCCCATGTCCTTGGTCAGACTGATCTGCACAGCATCCTTGATCAGTTTCTCCACAGGATCATAGTCGCCCTTTTCCAACAGGTCTGCTGCTTTCAAGATAGCACGTTCCAGTTCTTGACGCCGTGTAAATGCTTCAAACTCAGTCATGAACCAGTCATAGTGACCTTCGTTGAGATCTGGCACTGCATTCAACTTGATGCCTGTGGCCGCTGCGATCTGTGCTCGGTCAGGCAAGGTCTTGAACTGTTCCGAGTGCTCCTTGATAAACGCCGCCGCGGTTCTTAGATTGCGATCAAAATTTTCTGGATTGTAAATGTTCTGCACCCGAACGTAGCTGGCAGCATCCTCCAGCATCATTTCTAGGAATAGTTTTTGTACATCAACTGAATAGTCTTTAAGCATAGTGTATTATATAATCAATTAGTAGGCAATGTCAAGTTACTGTCGTATCTAGTTTGAATTTTTGCTAAATCTTCCCAAGAATTAAATTTGTCAAGATTTATAGACCACAGACGTTGATGCTCAAATTGGCAATTAATTAACTCATAAACAAAAATCGTCCAGGCAATTGACCAATCATTAAAATAATCATCAATGTTCCAGGCCGAAACAAGCTGTTCAATTGACATTGGCGTTTTGGGAATACTCAATGAATAGGCAAGTTGTTGTTTCCAATATTGCTTAAAAAATTCTTTTTGAGTTTTTGTAAATTTAATTCCTAATAAATTTTCAACTTGTTGTTGATCAGTTAGTTGCCAAAAATTTGTACAATTTTGGCTAGGATGTCTTTGTTGAATATGCTGATACCATTCAACAATATGAAGAAAATAATTATCAATTTGATTATCCAGTGTGTTGTTTACTTTTTTAAAACAAATATTGTATAAAACATTTCCAATGTGTGTATACGGATATATTTGTATAATTTTTGCATTTGGAAAAGATTTAGAAATTTGTTGTTGATCAAAATTGTGCGTTACTACAACTCGATGGTCATCAAAACGTTTGAGTTCTTGATCCCAGGTGTCGACCCCGTTGATAGCTAGCACTTGAGGATGCTGGCCAATATCAATCCTAAAAAAGTATTGATTTTTATTGTTAGCATCGGCAAATAGTCTTCCTAGAAAATTTCCAGAACATCCTTCTAGATGACTAATCACAAGTTGAACTTTTTCTTTATTTGCGTTGCCCATTGTTTATGTGTTGCTGGTCCAGGGTGCGTATTGTCTTCAGCTTTGTCTATAAAACTATTGTAGTCAAATCCAAATAAATCATCATGACTAGCTTCATCAATAACAAAACATTTAGTATTATCAGGTATAATAATTGGTAAGGTGTTATATTTAAATTCTCTAAATTGTAATATTACAATTCCAGAAGTGATGTTAGTATATTGATAGTGATCAATGACGTTATTATTTGTTACTAAAAATCCAGCTGGTGAATAGCAATTTACTCGGTAATCACCTAATTGTTGATGCCAACAATTACTAAATTCTATCCCTACTCCAAAACTGAAGCTACTGCCAAATACAGATATTTCTGGATTGAAATAATGCTCACCTCCTCGATATCCTAAGCTATTAAATTTATAACTTATTGGACGTCCAGAGTTATGCCGAGCAAAATAATCAAATGAGCAATTTGCGTATTTTCCAATCCAGTCTTGCCAGGATGATACATGTCCTGTATTATATTTTTGATAGTCTTTTAACAAGTTGTTTTTTTCGTAATTCAATTTTGATTCTGCTGGTTTCTCTAGCGTCAATTATAGTTAGCAATGTGCCTAGACGCCCATATAGTTTGACAGCATCATTCACATCCTTAACACTGTCGGGCCATGCAGGCATGCTCACAGGCCAGCCCAGTTCCACAGCACGATCCACTAGTTCCATGCCTGCTGGATCCTGGTCAGGTACCACTGTGATTTCTCGACCCAGATTGCGAATCAGCCGGGCCTGAGCATCACTTATGGTATTGTGCATCAAGGCAACACCGCCAATGCTGAGTGCATCAAAGATGCCTTCTGTCACAATCACCTGGGTCCAGTCAGGACGCAATAGATCTGTGCCAAAAACATAGCCTGGCTGCATGTCATTGATGTAGCGCGGATTACGATCATCCAGGAATCTAACAGTGTGTCCCACAATGCTGTTGTGATGTGTGAATGGTATGATCACTTGATCACGGGCGGGCCAGGCTTCTGGATTTGTTTGTGTCATCACAGGATAATTATCGGGCACACATCTTGACCGCACATAGTCGCGATGCAGTCCTGTGTTACCAACCAGTTCAGCAAACGGCGGCAGGTCGCGTTCCTCAAACTTGATATCTGCTAGAACATCTGCGGTGCGTTGTCTATCATCTAGAATGCCGTGTATGCTCTTGTGGCGCAGGCTTTCAAGGTTGGCCATTTCTATTTCACGTTCGGGCACACCCATCCAGCCCAAGAGCCTGCGGGCCTTGAAACTTACAGTACGGCCAAGGATAAAGCTAGCGGTGTAGTTGCAGTTGAAGCAGTGATAGCTCCAGCCTTGTTCAGATGTTTTAAGACCGCCGCGACTTCTACGATCTGGTGTGTTGCCGTTGTGTTCGCAACACACAGCATTAAAACTGATCCAACCCGATGCACTAGATTTTCGTTTGGCAGGTAAGTATCCAAGAATGTCGAGCATTCTTACATTGTAGCATCATCTAAGGTAGAAATCAACTTATCTGCAATCATTTGATGGCTGTAAGGTTAGATACAACATCTCCAAATTTATCTAACCAAAATACTTGTCACGGCTCCGGTATTGATGCTTATTGCCGCCACTTGATTAGTGGCTGGGTTGAGTACATATCCTGTTCCGCCGTTTATAACATTTATGGCAGTTACTGAGGTACCAGTAATTACTGCTTCAGCAACAGCACCTGCTCCAAGTCCAATGATGTTGACTCTGGGTGGGGCTAGATATCCGTAACCACCTTGATTCACCGTGATAGAAGTGATCACCCCATTTGCTCCGTTTGCGGTGGCTGTGGCCGATTGAATTTGTGCTGTGCCCGGATAGGAGTCAAGACTTAGACGTAGCAAGGGATGATATCCGGGTACTGTGATGGGTTCTGTTCCGGTGCGGTTATAGTATTGATAGATATCTGACACATCTGCCCAGATTGATTCATAAGTTTGTGCTGCCTGTGCCTTGATGTTGCCAGTGAAATGATCCATTTCCAACTGGAATGTGGTCAGGCTTGCACCTGTGGTTGACACAAAACTCGAGTATCTCTGAGGATTTGCATTGGTATTACCCGGTGGCGGGTTGAGTGCCCAGTCAGGATAGTTGCCCTGCAACACAGGATTTATATACACCTCTGGACCATAAATGGTAGGAATGCTTAGTAGACCGCTGGGCACAAACTGTGGCTGTACAGAATCCACAATGTCCACGTCAGCACGGGCCAGAGCCTGTGCATCCACAAACACTGCTTCAACTAGGTCACCGCTGGCACGTTCAATTGCATAGCTCGACGGTTCTGCAGGAAACTCTGTGGTTTCTGCAGCACTGAGTGTTACCTTGGCACGACCAAATTGAGCATTGATTATGACCATTTCTTTTTCAATCAGCTGTTGATTGCCAGCCAGGTTGATCAGTCTAAACTTCAGTGCCGAACCTGTGATGTTCACAGGTTTTTGATCTTGATTAACAAACTCAAACAAGATCACATTATCAACACCTTTGTTGACAGTTAATTTTTTTGCATACACAGGATCCCACCTCCGGTCAAAATAAGCGCCGCTGGTA